TTAAGCCACATGTTTTTGGAAAGGAAGCCACAACGTGAATTTGCTGCCTTTGCCTAGTTCACTACGGAGATGGATACTGCCCGCGTGGGCCTCGGCCATGGTTTTGACATAGCTCAGCCCCAGCCCGAAGCCTTTCACGTTGTGCACGTTGCCGGTGGGCACCCGGTAGAACTTCTCAAATACTTTCTTCTGCGCCTCGCGCGACATGCCGGAGCCCTGGTCTTCCACGGAGATGTGCAGCCCCTTGGAAATGGTGGTGGTCTGGATCACGATCTTGGGCGCGTTGGGCGAATACTTGTTGGCGTTGTCCAGCAGGTTACCGATCATGTTGGCCAGGTGGCCCGGATCGGCCCAGACATAAGGCGTGCGGGCGTCCAATTTCAAATCCAGGGTGCCTTGGCGCTGCTCAATGTGCAGTTGGAACGGCTCGGCGGCTTTCTTGATGAGTTGGTGCACGTCTACTTCCTCAAAGGCCAGTTGCAGGGTGCGGCGCTCCATCTGGGCTGTTTGCAGCACTTTCTCCACCTGCTGGTGCATGCGCCGGTTCTCGTCTTTGATGATGCGCGCGTAATAGTCTACCCGCACCTCGTCTTTCCGCACCTTGGGGTTCACCAGTGCATCCAACGCCAGCGAAATGGTGGCAATAGGTGTTTTAAACTCGTGCGTCATGTTGTTGATGAAGTCATTCTTGATCTCGGAAATCTTCTTTTGCCGCAGGATGGTGTACAGCGTGAAGGAGAACGTCAGGATAATAATGAGCGTGAACAGCACCGAAATAGCCGACGGAATCAACAGGCTTTGCCACACATAGAGGTTCCGGTCCGGGAAGTTCAGGAGCAGGAAGCCGGGATCCGTCATTACGTCATTGGGGAAAAGGCGTACCGCGTATTCGTTCTCCCGCAGATTAGAAGGGATGAGTACGTTAGGGGAAGAGGTCAGAATCAGGTTGAGGTTCCCAGACCCGGTTGCCGTGCGCAGGGTGCAGTTGTAGCGGATGTTGATGTTATGGTTGGCCAGTTCCGTGGTGAGCAGGTCATTCACCTTCAGTTCCTGCAGGCGCTCGGCCAATGGTTTCTCTTTCCGCACGTACTCCACCGCCATCTGCTGCATCACCTTGTTCAGCGACTGTACTTTGGCTACGGCTTTCTGGTGTTTGTTTTTTTCGGGGCTTACCTGCGGCTGAAGGGCTTGGGCGGGTGCCTTGGCGGGTTGAACAGCGGAAGGAAGGGACAAAGGCGTAAGGGACTTGGCGCCCTGTAGCACAATAGTCCCTGACTTAGCCGTACTTCTAATAGACGGGTAGTACCGTACCATCTTCTGGCCATTCACCACAGAATCCTGGGAAAAAGCAATGGCCTGCCATACCTGTTTGCCCAGCAGGGTATCCGTAACCACGTCTATGACGTTGCCGCGCACGTTCACGGCCTTGATGTTCTTGGAAGGAAGCCGTAGCAGTTGCTGCTGTTTGGCCCGGGTGAGGGAGTCATAGCTCATGCGCAGGACAAAGGCAGAGTCCACCTTAGACCGCATAAAGTGGGTGGAGTTGCTTTTCCGGAAAAGGGAGTCTATCTGGGATTTCTGTGAGGCCAGGATTTTCCAGACAATCACCGAATCGGCGGGGCCTTTCCCAAAGAGGTCCTGGTTGTCTTTCCCCTGGCTTCCAGTTTGGGCCTCGCGCACGTACGTTCTGCCGTGCAGTTCCTGGTACCTGGTTGGCTCCTGGGCGCGGGCCATGGTCAGGGCTTCTGCCTGGGTCACCATCACTTTCACAGGAGACAAGGTGAGCCGGGCCGGAGCCACGGTAGTAACATTGGCTGGAGCCGCGGGGGCAGGAGTAGGATGGGTGTTTTTAGCCTGTTTTTTCTGTTTAATGGTGATTGCCGGGCGGACCTTATCAATCACCACTGGTGCTTCGGGGGATAATGCCGCCGCCCTGATCTGGGGAGCTTTTTCCTGGAGGTAAAACACCGCCTCCTTGGTTTCTAACCGGCGGGCTACCTGTTGCAAGGCATCGTGCACGTTCCGGTCAAAAACCTCTTCCTCCATCCGTACTGCATGATGGATCCAGTAGACCTGGAACCCTATCAGCCCTATGAGCGAGATAGTCATCAGCACAATGACCCAAAGCAATGTTTTCTTTCTCATCCCTACAAAGATAAAGGCTTAAATGAGGGCAAACCTTACTTTAACTTTTCATTAACAAGATAAGCATATTGCGGGACTAAATAATGGGTTAAAGGGGGTAGAAATGAGGGGTTGATAGGAGGAAGCGTACACGATTTGTCCTTAGAATACCCCTCGTTGTTTTACTATGGTTTTACTCGAGCTTCACCCTTGAGTAAATGGCGGCGGTGGCCAGATCGTCTTCCCCTTCCAGCAGGTCCTTCACATAAACCTCGGTCGTGGCCAGCGAGGAATGGTTCAGCATTGCCTTAATGGTGCGCAGGTCCGTGTGCTTCAGCGCCTCGTTGGCGAAGGTGTGCCGGGCAGTGTGCATGGTGAAGGGCTCCAGGCCTAAAAGCTTTGCAATGCGCTTCAGATTACGGTTGACGGTGGCCTTCCGGTTGTCCCGAATGCTCTTCTGCGTGAATTTATTAAAAGAAAGGTAATCTTCTTCCAGGACCGGAAAAACAAAGGTCCGGCTTTCACCTTTCCTAGGCATGTACCTATCTAGGATGGCCATCAGCTCAGGGGTAAGGACAATGGACTTTCCTTTACGGTTCTTGCGCATGGTGTAGCGTAGCCGGTCCTGCACGTCCGCAACCTTGAGCTCCAGCACATCGCCGCCCCGGGAGCCGTGCATGTAGTACTGGGCAAGGTAGATGTCGCGGGACAAAGTCAGGTTCTTCCCCTTTTTGATGCCGGAGAAATCAGCTTCGGCCAGCTTGCCCAAGGCTTCCATGCTGAGCGGCTGCTTCTTCCTGAATCCTTTCTTGCCCTTGATCAGTTCTTCCGCATTGGTAAAGGGATTGGCGGCATAGTCCAGGAGCCCTTCCTGCATGGCTGACTTGGCCACGCTGCCCATGATCTTGAGGTAAGTACTGATGGTGACGTTGGAGCAGGGCCGCATTTTCTGCTTCGTGCCTTTATTGCCGATGGTCTGCAGGTGCAGGATGTAGTCCTTCAGGAAGCCCACTGTGAGCTGCGTCATGGGAAGCCTGCCGGAGCAATAGCCGTGCAGGGTGTTGTAGAGGGAAGAGTAGGTGATGAGGCTGGAGGCGCCAAAGCGTGCTTACGCGCTATCTCCCTTTTGAACAGGTCCAGGAAGCAGGGTTCCCTTAAATCCCGGGTGCCGTGCTTGCTTTCCTTGTAGAGGTTCACCAGCTCCGCAGAGGTGAGGGAAGGGTTCTTCTTACCCAAAGCACTGAGTGCATCCAGGTCGTTCTTCAGGCTGTTATTGTCTACTGCCGACTGTGAGTAGTCCTTTAGCTAGTTCTCTTTCCGGTAGTCCCAGTTCTCCCGCCAGTACTTCTTCAGGACGAAGAAGTCAAAATAATAAAATTAAGGGGCGTGTTTTGATTCAAATTCCGGTTTATTTATTTGCATAATACATTATTTTTGTGTATCTTAGATGGGTATACTGAAAGTAAAACAATAACAATAATTTAAATGTTTAGCTTAAACCCGTTGGTTCAGTTCTAACCATTAAGGTTACAATGACGGCGTGCGTTAAGGTAAGCGCTAATTTAAAATAGATTGAAATAGAAATGCCAGGTAAGAAGAAGGGACAGCCCAAGACCGGGTGGAGAGAGAAAGGCTCACCCAACAAAGTTACCCGTACCGCAAAGGAGTTGGTGACTGACTTGGTTTCGGCCGGTATGGCCAAAGCCATGCAGAAGCTGGAGGAGATTGAAGACCCTAAGGAGTACCTGGAGACGCTGGCCAAGTTCATCAGCTACGTAGTGCCTAAGAAGACGGAAAGCGAGACAACCGCTGCCTTGCCTGTCATGCAGACGGAAGTTCGAATCCTGCCATCCGAGGCAAAGATCGCCTCCAGTGAGAAAGAAGTCAGCCTGTAATGTTTGAGACCTCCGTACTGTACGAAGCCAACTACAACGCCACGGCCCAAGTGGTGGTGGGTCAGGGCGGCACCAGCTCGGGGAAGACCTACAACATCCTGCAGGTGCTCTTCACCAAACTGTCCGAGCGGCCGCGCAAGGTCTGCACAGTGTTAGGGCAGGACATTACCAACCTAAAAGCCGGTGCGCTTCGTGATGCCGTGGAGATCTACGACAACACGGCAATGCTCCAGCGGCTCATCAAGTCCTACAACAAGTCAGACCGGATCTTCACCTTCAACAACGGCTCCATTATGGAGTACAAGAGTTATGACGGGCCGCAGGATGCAAAGTCAGGGAAGCGGGACTACCTGTTTGTGAACGAGGCAACGGGGTGGAGTACCTGATCTGGAAGGAGCTGTTCCTCCGTACCCGTATCAGTCCTACATTGACTACAACCCCAACGCAGAGTTCTGGGTCCATGAGCACCTGATAGGCAAACCCTTCGTGCAGACCTTCATCTCTGACCACCGGCACAACCCCTTCCTCTCCGATATGCAGCGGGCCACCATTGAGGCTTTGCGTGACGAAGACGAGGAGCTGTGGCGGGTGTATGCCCGTGGGCTCACTGGAAAGATTGAAGGCCTGGTGCTGCGCAACTGGTCCCTCTGTGATGAAATACCGACAGACGCAAAGCACATCGGCACCGGCATGGACTTCGGTTTCACCAACGACCCAACAGGCGTTCCTGATGTCTACATGCAGAACGGGGAACTGTGGGTAGATGAGCTCATGTATGACCATGGTCTCACCAACCCGGCCATCTGCAAGAAGTTGGATGAGCTGGGCTTTGACCGGCGCAAGGACATCATTGCCAACTCTTCAGAGCCTAAGTCAATGAGGGAGATTAAAGACATGGGTTTCCGGATCGAAGGCGTGATGAAAGGCCCTGACAGTATCCTAAACGGTATAGACATTTTGAAGCGCTACCACATCAACGTGACCCGCCGCAGTGTCAACCTCCGGAAAGAGCTGAATAACTACAAATGGGAGGTGGATAAAACCACCGGTAGGCCCACCAACGAACCCATTGATGCCTTTAACCACTTGATAGACCCGCTGCGATCCGTGGCCCTGAACAAAATCGGTAAACCGACCACTGCCCCAATCCAGAACAGAATGAAAAAAGCATCTAAACGATGAAGAACCTAGAACTACACGCCGCCTCGGGCGAATCACTGACGGTGCAGGTGCCCACCCAATGGGGAGAGGTGAGCCTGCGGACGTTCCTTGCCATGCAGAAGAAGCCCAGCCTGAGCAGTTCGCCTTGCTGTGCGTCATTACCCTGGAGCAGTACTTTGCCTTGAGCAGCAACGCTGTGGAGTGCATAGCCGCCGTGCTCTCCTTCATCGCAGAGGAGCCGTTGGAAGAGGAAGGCCTTGACTACCCCAAGAACCTGGGCGCTGAATCAATAGGCCAAATGGAGCTTGCCAAAAAAGCCATCCAGGACACGGCAGAGCATGGGGAGCTTGCCGCTATCCCTTACCTGTACGCCATCTACCTGATGCCCGAGCGCAACAATTTGCAGCTTGCCTTCGTGCAGGACTTTCCGGAGAACGTGGTGGAGGAGGTGCGGGACTTGCCTGTTTCCCAGGTGCTAGGACCAGCGGTTTTTTCATGGGCCAGATTTTGGAGAAGGCAGCCTTCTACGGCCCAATGATTTACCGGGAACCATAACCCGATATGCTTGCGGCAGGATTTGAGAGGCTAAACCAGTTCGGCTTTTTTGGTACGATGGTGCAGCGGTGCAGGGCAGAGGGAATAAGTCAAGCGGAGTTCCTGCAAAGGCCCGCCGATGTGTTCTATATGGAACTGGTGCACGATGCCATTGCCAACGACTGCCAGAAAGACTTACAAGGGATACAGAAAAATAAATCGAACTAATAAGGTTTATAAAACTTACCTCTTGAATTCATACTCCACTACTGTGGTTCCGCCAAATGGCCTATCAGTCTTCGAAAATATTATCAGGTGATCTGGCTTTAGTTCTTGGATTGTTACTGTATATGGTCTATAACCTGCATTTGGGTATCTGGTAAAGCTAGAAGCATCAATCATTGCATAGTTATCGGTATTCACCGAGCTTCTAAGGGATTCCGTCACTTGAGTCCTTGGAAACTCAAAAAAAGAATCTGCCCCCAAATTAGTAGTCCCATAGGAATTAGGCCAATCGGGTGTTGTGGAATTAGCTTCATGCTCTGTGTGCTTAAAGCTCGTCATCATCCACTTGCCCATCAACATGGTATGTGCCTTTGTCTTTGGGTCCTCAGGAACTACTGCATCTTCCTCATCTTCAGCTTTACTGCAACAAGAGAAAAGAAGGAACATAAGCAAGAAGATCGAAAGAAGCTTCTTCATGATGTGAATCAGGGTTTAGGATATTTTGAAACGCTAAGTTATTGGTTTGCTTCAAGGTAATCTATTCGGTAGGAGCGGTTTGTAAGGTGGACTGTAAAAAAATTTTATTTTATGACTCAATAATTACTTCATTAAAAACGCATACTTGATTCTTTTTCAATTCTTTATATAGGCTTGTGAACTACGTATTTTTGTCTATACAACATAGGCAAATGAACTACGCAGGCATCGTATCCCTTATCCGGCAAACCGCAGAGGCCATTCTTTCCGAAAACGGAGGGACTGGCCTTTTCCATTATGGGCAGACCCCGCAGCATGCGCAGGAAGGCTACAACGGCCCCATGCCGCAGATTCACCTAGACCCCTTGCAGGACTCGGTAGACTTCGGCCGCGGCAATACCCGCGTGCCGATCACCATCGGCTTTCTGGACCAGGACACCGGTGAAAGCAACGCCTCACAGCAGGCGGCGATAATTGACCGGATGGTTTCAATATCTGACAGGTTCATGGTTGCCCTGAGCGAAGAGGACCTGTTTGATGACATCCTGGCCACGAGAAAGCCCATCTACGGCTATGGCCAGGCACGGCTTACCGGCATGACCGTTTCCTTCACCATCAGCACCCCGGTTGCCCTATGCTAATGCAGACGCACATAATGCTGCAGGAGTACGGGCAGAAGTGGGTGGCCATGATCCAGGAGAACATCCTGACCTAACACCAAGAACTACATCCCGTTATCTGAGCGCCAGAAGATGGCCGCCAGTATCCGCTTTGAGGTGACCAAGTAAGGGCTGGTGATCTGCGGCGGGGAGTGGGTCTTTACCTACGATTACGGCCGCGGCCTCACGGTGAATGACGGTGAGGGTGCCGTGCGCAGGAATGCCCTAGCTTTCATCCGTGAGGAAGGAATCAAACCCAAGGGGTTATTGGCAGACGGCTCACCCATGGATCAGGAGACCTTGGCCTTCTTCCTTTCAAGGAAGATCCACCAACAGGGAACCTTGCTTTACCGCACGCAAACCCAAAGCGGTGTCCTAAGCGATGTGATCAACGAAGGCACGGTGCAGGAAATGGAACAGATGCTGTTCTTTGAGATAGGGACCACCATCAGCAGCAGACTTTTAGAAGCGATTCAATAATGGAGCAGCTCATCTACAGCTACCAGCAGAACCCAAGTGACCCGCTCAGTGATGTGGTCACCGTGTACTTTGAACCTGACACCAAAACGGTGTCTACCTTGAATGAGCCCTACAGCTCACAGGTGGTCTCGCCACCCCCGGTGGAAGGGCAGGTGGTCTATTCCATCTGCGACGCTACGCCCGGTAGTTACACCAAGGACGTGGTGAAGTTCAGCTCTACCCGGTTCCGCTACCTGCCTGAGGAGAACTCGGTTGACTGTGGCTACACTTCAGGAGGATCAGGCCCAACCTATTCGGCTGATGGGACTTTCATCCGCAATCAATGCTATGGGGTAAATCAGTACCAGGTTGTAGCCAACGGCACCGGAGGGGAAAGGCAAGGCGCACTGGTGAAGGCCAACGCTACTGAATGCGGCTACGTGGCACCTGTAGTGTCTGGCTGTACCAACCCATTGGCCTCCAACTACAATCCACTGGCCACGGTGGATGATGGCTCCTGTGTTATCCCGCCGGCGCAATACCATGCTGTAGGCGGCGTGCTGCCCAACCCAATTGAGTACAGCATCACGGTAGACCCGCTTCTGAACGGCACACCCAAGAAGAACCACTTCATCAGGGCTACCATCCACCGGCTGGACTATAGCGTCATCGGCACCATGCAGGCCCGCGTGCGCAACGGCAAGGCAACGCTGGAGGTGTCTTCCTACCTGCGCCCTTTAGTTGGCACGGAGATCACTACGGCAGTCTCACAGGTAGCCGAGCAAGCCGGAGCGGTGGAGCCTTTCTACCTCAAGTACAAGGAGCACTACAACGGCCTTGAATCCGCTGAGGTGACGCTTGCCAGCCCTGTCCGTTTGGCGGTGGAAAGTGCCTTGGATAAGTACTCCGGAAGCCTAGAGCCTTACGTGCTACGGGAAAGCGATACCCTGCCCGCCTTCACCACACCTTACAAGAACCCGGTTTGCTTCAGCGGTCTGCCCTTTGAGGTGAGCATGCTCATTGATGCCTCCATGGCCGGCAAGCCCATGTTCTTTGAGCGCCGCTACATCGACGCCTGCGGTTCTGAGCTGGAGATCCTGAGCACGCCTATCCCTGATGCCATGGCCGGGAAGATGGCCCGCCTGCGCATGGATGCTTTCCCGCTGGATTGCGCCTGGAAGGTGGAGCTCTCCATTGTGGATACTGACCGCAGCTACCACGGCTCATGCCCTGTGGCGGAGGGTATCAAGATATTTGACAACACGTTTGACTTCAGCTTTAAAAGAGTAATTGTTACCTCAGGTTCATAAAGCCTTCAATAGTTTCCAAAATAAGTGGTTTGAATCGCTCTGTTTTAGAGCTAGTGGATGAGAGAATATGTCTCAGGGAGTGGTAGGCCTCCTGTTTAGACATCCCAGAGTCAATGAAAAGGCGGATAGCTTCCTTCTCTGACTCTTCTAAAGATTGGTACGTCTTTCCGTACCTCAATCTTTCCCTAAGTGCTTGGAAGACCATGTGATTGCAAATAATTGAAGGAGAAATTAAAGTAATGGAAAAAGTATCACAAACCCTAACCGTTGCCCTGTACCCGGTCTGTCCGGAGAAAGGCGTTTTCCTACACTGGAAGAACCAACTCGGCGGCATTGATGGCTGGTACTTCGGCGGCAAGAAGAGCACCCGCCTGGATACTGAGAGCATTGCCACGGTGGTAAGCCATGACGGCCGCAAAGAGCGCAGCACCGGCAAGACAGCCCGCGAGTTCTGGACCGTGCGGTGCGGTGGCCTGATCGTTGACCAGGTTGAGGCCAAACGCCAACTCTACCAGAGCCCGCAGGTGCAGATGTGGAATCCGGACGGTTCCTTTACTGATGTGGAAGTGGTAGCAGGTTCCTTCACCATCATCAACGAAAGCGAGAAGAAGCGCTTGGTGACGCTGGAAATCCTTCTGCCCAAACCTAATGCGCTGGTACGATGATAGAGCTTTACATTGAAGGCCAGCGCATGGACCTGGGGCCGGATACCATCATTGCCCGTACCTTCCAGCAGAACTTGCTTTCCTCACAGGGAAGCGTTGACAGCCCGTACACCAACTCCTTCAGCCTGCCTTACACGAAAAACAACGCCCGGGTGCTGGAGAACCCTGAAGATCCAACCAGCCTCTCAGACAAGCCTTATGTGAAACTGGACACGGTGATCAGGCAGCACGGCATTGAGCAGTTTCCCAACTCCATTGCCGAGGTGCAGGGCTTTGAGGAAGGCGCTTACCAGGTGCAGGTGTTCGCCGGCGCGGTGCCGTTCTTTGAGCTTTTGGGAGACAAGACACTGCAGGAGCTGGACCTGAGCCAGCACAACCACATGTGGAACTTCGCCCATGTTGCCACCGGTGGGTTGGATGGGATGTACATCTATGACCTGATTGACCGGGGCAAGCCGCTGGACCTTTCCAAGGTGCCCCCGTCTTTCCTGTACCCGTCTATTTTCGCCATAGCCATCTGGGTGCGGATCTTCCTGGAAGCGGGTGTGGGTGTGGTTATGAAAGCCCATGATGACCTTGAGCGCCTGGTGCTGCCTTTCTGCAACGAGAAGCCGGTGCACAACCAAGGTTGGATTGAGGCCCATACCGCTACCTACCCGGTCACCTCCACCGTGCGCAAGGGCGAGACCTACACCGAGAAGGAAGTGCCCGTGCCTACCCATGGTGTGCTGAAGCTGACCATGGACGTGGTGCTGAACAGCATGGAAGGCCCGGTGGACGGCTTCTTTGGTTTATTCCGCAACGGCGTGCCGGTGCCTTTCTCCCAGTAGAAGACCACCTTCAACACGTTGGGCGCCCATTCCTTCACGGCTACCATCCCGATTGAGATGGGCACGGACCTGAGCGGGCTAACCGTGGAAACGCACCTGCCTTCTTCCTCAGATACCACCTATGCCTATTCCTCTTTCGACTTCACCGTGTCCTATGAGGAGGAAGTCTACTACGGCACCGAGTGGGACCTTGCCTTGAACCTGCCTGACCTGAAGCAGAAGGACTTTGTATTAGCCCTTTGAAAGATGTTCGGCTGGTCTTTGGTGTATGAGCCTTACTAAGGCGCCATCCATGTGAAGCCGTTGGCTGATGTGCTTGGGAATATGCCTCAGGCAAAGGATTGGAGCGGGAAGATTGACTACTCCACCCGCCCGAAACTGGCCTATATGCTACCTGAAATAGCCATCAAAAACCTTTACACCTGGGCAAAGGACGAAACCGTGCCCGCCGGACTAGGTGACGGGGTGCAGATTGCCTCCAATGAGCACCTGGAGCAGGAACGAAAAGCGATGGAGCTGCCCTTTGCCGCCTCTGAAATGCTCAATGACCTGCTTAAAATAGGCCAGTTTTACAGAAACAACCCCATTCTGGAGACACCCTACACCATGACAGTGCCCAATATGGTGGCTCGGGAGCAGATTCCTGAGATTGGGGACATGGAAACCGTTCTGGTAGAGGATGCCAGCGATGACCCTACCGTGCCCAGTGGTAGTGCCATCTACACATTTTACCGGCAGGTGTCTTCTGACCAACCAGATACCTGGGTAAAGGAGGAACAGGAAGAGTATTACATCAATGGCATAGAGCCAAGGATTGCCCTTCTCACCGATACCACACGGACTTTTACACTCAAACAAGGCATTATCACTCAACAGGTAACGCGCAGGGTAGCGGACTTCACAGGCCTGCACTTTGCCGTGCTTCTGCCCAAGTACCACGAGATAACACAGCGGGTGCTTGCCCGGGTGCAGCTCTTTACCGTGAACGTGCTGTTGACTGCCCAAGACTTTGCAGAACTGGACAGCACCGTGCCCATCTGGATTGAGCAGTTCAAAGACTACTATTACCTGAATAAAGTAACCGACTACACCTCCGAGGCTGTGCCTTGCGAGGCTGAACTGATAAAACTGAACTAACATGCCACAAATCATTCTATTGGCCCTTGGGCTTATCTCCTTAGGTATTAGCCTTGGGCAACATGGGAAACCCAAAGAATGCATGCACAATGCATGGCCTTCAGTATAATCATTTATAATCACTCTTGCCCTTTTGATTTGGGGTGGGTTCTTTGAATAACAGCTATGGCAGACATGAAAGAAACAGCCATCTTCGAATTGAAGATAGACGCCGGCGCATCGGAGAAAAGGATTGCGGAACTCACCACTGACCTGATTAAGGCCAAAGAAGCCAAGGCGGCATTGGATAAGCAGTACAAAGCTGGTGAATTGTCAGCCGAGGAGTACGGGAAACAGACCGCCGAGAACAAGCGTGCCACTACTGCCCTGACCACGGAGCTTGGGGCAGAGACCAAGATACTGGCCATGCACACCAAGCAGACCAAAGAGGCGGTAGGCTCCAATAACCAGATGCGTGCGCAGCTCTTGAGCCTTACCCAGCAGTACAATGCCCTGAGCAAAGAGGAGCGGGAGAATGCTGAGATCGGCGGCGTGCTGCAAAAACAGATACGGGAATTGTCTGATGCCTTGAAGGAGAATGAAAGCGCCGTAGGTGACAACCGCCGCAACGTGGGGAACTATGCCGGCAGCATTCTACAGGAGGTGGATGGCAACGGCTTATTAGCTACGGTGACCCAAGTAGCCACAGGCGCGCGCAGGAGACCTTCACCGCTACCATGAACTTCACCAAGGCTTCCTTGGCAGGTAACGTGACCGGCTGGAAAGCGCTGAACTTGGTGATGAAGGCCAACGTGCTGGGCATTGTCATCACTGCCTTGGCCGGCCTTGTTGCATTCCTTACCAGGACGCAGGAAGGGATAGACTGGGTGAGCGCCAAAACTAAAGTTGTTGTAGATGGAAGCCGTCAGTTGAACTGCTTCTGATTATCGTCAACCTGCTCCTGGAAATCAGACTGGCCATAGTAAAGGCCGGGCAGGAACACATTCATTGCATAATCCACGGCCAAATCACCAGCTGGCACAGTCACCGGGCGAAGGATGTTATCCTGGTCACTGTCAGGCAATGCAACTCCGGCAAGTACTTGCTTCCAGAAACCATCCAATTGGTTGATTTTTGCGCTTGCGTTGGCGGTATCGCCCAAAGTGGCAATGGTCACTTTGTCACGTTTACAAAAAGGGCCTCCTAAAGCTTTCAGGATAGCCTCAATGTCGGTGTCGGTGAGGTCGCTCACATCGGCGCCAACTTTACGGGCAAGCTCAGCGATTGTACCGGCGAAGTCTTCGGCGCAATAGTGCTGAAAAATCTCCAGATTGGTAAGGTCCATGAACTTCTCGCACATGTGCACGCCGCCCTCGTCAGGAGTACCGCAGCCGGTACGCTTGCGGGTAACATCCTCAACCATTGAGAGCATGTACATCTTCTCCTTGGTCTTCTTGTCCGTCAGAACGGTAAAGCCCAAGGAAGTCAGTTCCGGTGAGTTCAGAACCTCTTTGATGATGGCCTGACCGATTGATTCAGGCTCTTTACCGTTGTAGGTAACGTTTAAGTCAATAGTTGTTGCCATGTTACTTATTTGCTAGGGCTTATAGGCGTTTTTCTCTTTGGACAAATTTTCGGGTTCCGGCTTGTCACCGGAGAAGTTCTGGGGAGGCGTGGTCTGCTTCTGCCCACCGCCTGGTACTTTCTTCTCAAGGGCAGCAATCCGGCTCTCCAAGGTGGGCACCTTAGCGGCTGTGGCGTTGGCCGCCTCCAGCTGGCTTTTCAGGTCAGCAATCTCCTGGTCTTTGGCAGCCAAGGCAGCAGCGGTATCTTCACCGCCTTCTGAGGCATCGGCGATCTTAGTCACAGCGCCTTCAGCTACCGTTATGGTGCGGCCGTCAGACAGCTCGTGGGTGCCATCGGCTACCGGGGTTTCCAAGACTTCGTAAGTGAAGACCGCGGTGCAAACCGCCAATTCACCGTCATAGTAGATGGTGCTTTCATCTGCCAGGGTGGTCGAGGCTGCCACTACAGTGGTTTCTTCCACGGTGTTCTTGGCCCCATTCCAAAACAAGCCTTTAAGGCCGTTCACGATCTTATCAGCAAGGCTGGATTGTTGCTCTTCAGTCATTGTATTTTCAGGTTGATTATGCTTGGTTTCAGGCCGGTAGAAGGCTAGTGGCTTGGCGGCTGCCCTTGCCCTGCCGCAGGTGCGGAGGCTAAGTCTGCGTTGAGGATAATGGAATCAACCCAACCTTGGGCCAGTGCCTCAGAAGAGGAGATGATTTGGTCCATTTTAAGTTGCCCCTCAATCTCCTCCTTTGGCTTGCCTGTTCTGGATAGATAGGCGCCTACCAGGATGCTTTCAAAAGAATCATGGGTGGCGGCGTCCTTGCGCAGGTCATCGGCTGTACCGCCCGTGGCTGGCATTTATGGCTTATGGGCGCACCAGGTAGAAGCCTCGAGGGCTTTCAGCATCCCCGGGCTCGCGGCCATGGCGATGAAAGTGGCGATGCTATAGCACTCCCCTTCGTTGATCACCTCAATGATGGAACCGGCTTTGCGCAGGTCCAGGAGTCTGTTAAAAATCTTAATTCCCTCGGCAACGTCACCGCCGGGGCTCCCTATGTGCACTATTACCCGTTCAGGGTTCGGCAGATCCATCAGGTGCCACTCCAGTTCATAGGCCATAAAACCCGGCCACCATCCCTACCCTTCATCCAGGAGGCCGATATGGGAATCAATTTTGATGTGTAGATCTTTCGCCAAGTTTGTGTACTTTCTTCATGAAGAAGTAGCACAAAATTGGCACTTTAGTTGTATGAAAGCTATGGTTTAGTTATATTTCTATATACAATACATATACAGGTGTTTATGCCAGAAAAACTGGCTAAAAAGGAGACTTATATACCTGTTACTAATTTGCCTGAGCCGGTTAAGAATGAGTTCCTGGAGATGTGCAAGGATTTGGGCTATAACCAGACGGAATACATCCGGCACGTGGTCAGAAGGGACGTGCAGAAATGGAAGGAGAAGAAGGCGGCATGAAGAAGACTGAGGAGAAACCCAGCTACGACCAGCTATAAGCCGAGCGGGACGCAGCGGTCAGGAGACTGGAAGCCGTTAACGCCATGGTGGCCTTTGCCGAGTTCAACAACCATCGGGAACCGTGCCGCCAGATGAAGCAGCTTTTGACCGAGGCAGAAAAAAAATGAAGGTAGTTCTATGAAAAAAAAGGCTTTAATCGGGCCTTTGCTATTGGAATATTTCCCTTATCGCGAAGCTTGGATGGTTATCAATCTCCATGGTTAAGTAAAGGATTTCCCAATTATACTTTGAGCAGAACTCATATACGGCTTCTATCACACCGTACCTAACTATACCATCCCAGTTGCCGATTATAAAGTCATGGCCAGCGATGATGCCCCCCGGCTTGATCTTAGGCCTCAATATTTCGAGCTCTTTGATGGTTGTCTTATAGGAGTGGTCGGTATCAATATAGACCCAATCAAAATAGCTATTTTCGAATCTAGCCACCACCTCAGTGGAAAAACCAAGGTTTATCTTAACCCGGCCAGAACCGATTTCGGTCTTGAACTTATCCTCAACATGCTTCCGTTTGTTCTGGTTATACCTCTCGCTGTCCCATAAGTCAACCAAGTGCAGTTTCTGTGGCTCACATAGCTTGAGGATCAACTCTGAAAAGCCTCCTTGGTCCACCCCTAGCTCGGCAACTACCCCGTGTTTGGGCAGCAACCTGAGTAGTTCTACCCGGTTAGACAACAATTTGGTGTTCTTTATACTTTGTGAAGGGATATTGGTTCGGGGGATGCTTTGGGAAATGGCCTTATTATTCTCTTTCACCTGAGCTACCACAGCCCGGTATACTTTACTTTTCAACCAGCCGGGGACTAACTTCTTGATCATTTCCTTAGCAGTTTTAAAGAATAATTACTTGGTCATGTTTTCGCTACCAATCCTCCCCCATTTGAGATAATTTCCTTCTAATTAAATTATTTTTTCTATAAAAGTCAAAATACATCTTTATTGAGGAATCCTAGGAATAAAGATTGCCGTGAATGGGACCGCAACGATTGGTTCTGGGACAGCAATAAACCGAAGCTGTCATGGGCCTATTGATTTTTGCGCTGTTTGGGTTGTGGAAACTAGTGAAGTGGGTGTTTGGATGAGCCCGCAATTTTGCGGAGTCAGAATGGAACTTTGTTTTACTATATATATTTATCTTATTAATAACCCTGATTAGCGGAGAGCATAGAAAGGGGTTGCCATAAATTAAGCTGCTTCTTGCGCGAGGCGGTGAGGATTTCCGAGGAAACCACGAGGTTGGGCCATCCTTTTATTTTAAGCCAAAAGAAAAGCCCCGATCTCCTGAGGCTTTTTATTTTTTGAATATAATAATTTATCACTTAAACACCAGCCAGCTTCCGATTCATTGCCAACAATTCCTTGAAAAAAATAAAAGCGGCCGTAACCCACATTAAGCAGATAATATACAAACTACTTTTTTCTGGAAGAAAATATATAATTCCCATATATCTATCTTTAGAAATTATATATGGAATGACAATCAATGTACCAGATGCAAGAAGAAAACCAATGCCAGTTTTTAGCCATGGCTTCTTTGAATTATTTTTCATAAAACTAAAAAGTTTAGAATAATTTATGAAAGATAAATATGGCAAAAGGTTAACAGTAAATGGTATATTTAAAAACAATGCATTAGCTAAGTGAAATACACAGGCAATTAAAAGCCATAAATTCCACGCTTTCCTGGAGGCAAGCAGAAATAAAAAGCCTGAAAGTTCAAAAGTTATTGCGGCATAATCGAACACATCTAAGTAAACAAAAGGAACTGTAAATATATAGGGAGCTAATGCTAAGGTTCTTTTTAATTGATAGAACCCTGGGTAGATCCATGAAGCAAAGCCATTTGTGCTAAAATCAAAGTCAACCCAATTAAGAGCCTTCTCATAACCCGCAGTAAACATCCCGAAGCAAATAAAAACGCTTAACAAAGAAAGGCTTTTATAAAATGTTTCTTCTTTAACTGGCTTGTCTGGGTATAAAGCTAAGTCAGATCCCCAACCAGAGAAGGACATGCACATCAAAAAAATGTATAGTAATATATCGTGGTCAATCTTACCAAAAGAATAAACGAAGCTATTGCCTAAGCTACTTAAAACTAAGAAGATAATAGTAAACAACCTCGCTTTAATGCCTAAGGTAATACATATAATGCTTGCCAATAAAATAAAATCAATGGTTTGCAGTAAGCCATTTGAAGGGAAACTGCTAAATAGGTTGCTGATACTCAATAAAGGCGGATCAAACAAAATAGAGGGAATAGTCTCAATCCACCCATAGGTGCGTATGCTGAAAAATAAAATAAATAAACCTGCGATTATACGAAAAGCGCAGAGTGAACTTATACTGGAACTCGTAGATTTGATAATTCTCTCCCAAAACCTTTCGTTCTGCTTATTTATTAGGTAGTATAATTTTTTCATTTGAGAGTTTCTTACTTAACAATCGGTTGGCTTTAACAGAGAATGTTGATGTAGTTTTAAATGCTTTTAAAAACCCAGGAGTGAATCCTTGCTCAACCAGTTTAGAATCAAGCCATTTGGAGAGTTCCTCCTCATCATTGGCATCTATAATCTTGTCTCTTAAGACTTTAAATTTTTTCAACAATTGAACCAAGCCTCCTTTATCATTTTCAAGCGGGTTTACTCGGCCAAAATCATTTAATAAAATTGGATTCATATACTGTACTGGAATGGGAAAGAAGAAACGGACGGGATTCACTTCTTTCAAAGTACCGTTTGGTGTCAATCCATATAATTCAGTACTATTAACCTCTAACGTATCAGACATTAGCTCCAGTTTGGTAGCTCCTGACGGCAATAGTAATGCTGGATAAGGCTCCAAATGCTGGGTTTTGATTCTTAAAATAAATGGAAAAAATAAAATCAGAAATAAAAAGAAGGTAGATTTTACCGAGAACATATTTTTTTGTATGGGATATACACAAAGCCGCACGCGCAGCCATTAAAGTATTCAACCAATTTTTAAACATTAATAATTATTGAAAAAATACATTTAAAGAAACAAGCAGATATTATAATCTTCAAAATTAAAGTTTTTTAAGATTATAAGCACAAAAATAGTAATGCATTTTTTAATGTGTCATAAATAATGCTTTTCCTTGTTTTTTTTAACTACTCTAAATCATCAGTAAGACAATGCTTCAACTCACTTACACTGAAAAGCAATGTTTTGGTTTAACTGCTTTCCCCAATGTCCCCAATCAAAACAAACGCTATCTTTGGGAAACTTCAAATAATCCCAATATTCAATTCAATGAAAAGACTATTACCGCTGATCTTCTTCGTATTCTTAGCAGTATTCTCCGGCTGCGGAGACAAAGACAAGAATGAGGCTATCTCAAAAATCGATGAAACCAAGAAGCTTTTGATAGGTCGTTGGATTTTAGCAGAGGGTAAAGAGGAGTTCTACGACTCCAAAGGGCAATTATTTGAAACCGGGCCTCATGTTGCAAACGGAGTAGAGTTTGAGTTTTCCCAAACCAAGCTAGATATCTATGTTGCCAACCAACCAAGCCTCCAACTCACTTACACAATAGAAGAAAGGCAAGGCAAGGTATTTTTGATCTTGGAAGGTCCGCTTGGAAGTGAATCTGAGGTAATATCAATCACTAAAGAAAACCTTACACTGCAGGCAATCTATCCAACTACCGCGGAATATCACAAAGCTGTATTAATCTTAAACTATACCCGTAAATAAATACCTAATGAAAAGACTATTAACCTTCCTGATGCTGTTGCTGCCGTTCCTGGCTATGGGGCAAGATTTACCAATTGACAAAGAAACCGGCAAGGTTAACTTCACAGAAGTTGTACCCGTGGAATCTTAAACCCAAATACAACTGTATACCCCTGCCCGCTCATGGTATGCCAGCACTTTCAATTCATCAAAATCAGAATTTGAAATTGATGACAAGGAAACGGGAGTGCTAATGGGCAAAGGGTTTAGTGATATCATCGTTACCACTCTCATCCCTGTGAAATTGAAACTTTGGTACACGGTAAAAGTTGAAGTGAAGGACGGTAGATACCGGTATCAAATGACTGATTTCAAGTATGAGGGATAACCGAACTCCACTTTCCCCAATCCGGCGCCACCTGCACCAATAGAAAAGTTTGTGGTAGAAGGCCTTCTTGTTAAAAAAGGCAGAGAGAAGAGCCTACCAGGTCAGTACAAAGCTGAATTTAACAAAACTGCAAAAAGACTGATTGAAAGTCTTAAAACAGAAATGGCGCAAAGTACAGCGGCGAAAAAAGAAGACTGGTAAAAGAAAAGGGGAGACTAAGCATCTCCCCTTTTCTTTTACCTCTGTGAAGTTCTGGCCTGAACCCACTGTTCATTTTTCAACCCTGCACAAATATCAGAAATACCTACAACAGGCCGCGGCATTTTAGCCATGGCAGCGGCAAGCCTTCCGTAGTCAATTTGCTGCGGCACAACTTGCGGCACCATTGCAGGGCTCAAAGCTTGTTCCATGGTGATTTGCTTATCCGATGCCGGCAAGATGATCCCACCTAAAGCGCCGTAATTGGTTGGCCCTAAAGGAACGCCGCCGCCCAACTGGTTGATGATGGAAGCCATTGAGAAGAGCACCGGGTCCTTGGTCACGCCTTTAGTCAAAACCGCCTCATCCCCTTCCACCTCAATATTGCTGAACCGGCCAGTTCCTCTGATACCTCCCTGCGCATGGGACGGGCCGCGCAAAACACCGCCTCTTGCCCCTTTGAACTTGGGCGCTCTCGGGGCCTAATCCTCTGACAGTAGAGCTTTTGCTTGGGCGATGTTTGCCAGTACAGTGGCCACGGTGGTGGTAATGGCCAACAAGTTAGCGGGAAAAGGTCCTGCGGCTGCGGCTTCTGCAATACCCGCGGTGATGGCACGCGCTGAATTCACCCCAATCTGGAAGATGGCTATGGCCCGCTGAAACTCTGCCGCCTGCTCACTCTTACCTGCAGCAATTTCAATAAGACTTGATAAAGCATTTGATGTCTGGATTGCCACATTCATCTTCTCAATCTCAAGCAACTTCTCCTTGGTGTATTTGGCAGCGTCAATCTTAGCCTGGGCACGAAGGGCAGCCTCTTCCTCCGTCTTCTTCCGGCGCTCTTCCATGGCGGCAAAGGTGGCTTGGTTCATATCCCTAAGTTGATCCTTTACCCCCTGATTGCTATTCTCATGGAACACGTCCATCTCGCCCAGGTACTTCAACTCCTGCAAGGCTGACTTCTCATAAAATTCAGAGCGTAGCTTAAGGATCTCCGCATTGGCCTTCAGCTCATTTAGCTTGCGTTGCTCACGGCTCAGCCCGTCACCCCGGTTCTCAATCTCAGCTGCTGTTTAATAAGACGTTCCTGAATGTCCAGATACTCGCGGGTGCCTTCCTTGGCAAATAGCAACTCAGCTTCAATGCGCGCCTTGGCGGCTTCCAGTCGCTGCATCTCCAGCTCCTTAGACTTCTGCAAAGCCTCCTACTCCAACTGGTAGCGGTTGGTGATGGTCTCATTCTGCCGGCCAAGTGAGTCCTCCCGAATATCTGCCTGCTCGTTTTCCGCTTCTTTGATCTTCTGCACCTCATCATTCCGGAGCTTGTCAATCCCGCCGCACAGGTTGGCTTCCTGCATCAGGATATCCACTTGCCGTTGGGCAAGGTCTTCCAAGGTCTTCAGGCGCCGCTGTTCCAATTTAGCTGCTTCCTCCTTGGCTTTCTTCCTTTTGTCTATGCTGTTGAACTCGTTGTCCCGGATGTTCTTCTGAGCCTCAATGAGGCCTAACAGCGTTTTGTTTGTGGCAATGTTGTTGATGCGGTCTTTCTCAAGGCGCTGTTGCTGGCGCTCAATATTCTCCCCGGCTTTCGCCACAGCCGCCATCTCCTTGCCTAACTGGGCAGTTTTGCCTATCACATCCTCCACCCCCGGGGACATCTGGAAGAGCCCGTTATTCACCTTCTTCAGGTCCCGGTTCTGCATGCCTTCCCAGATCATGGCAAAGGCCTTAATCCGGTTCATGAGGTTGGTTTCAATGAAGCCTATCAGGTCTTTCAAGGCCTGCTTAGGATTGTCAAACGCATCAAAGATCACTTTCCCAAAGCCGGCGAGTTTATCGGTCAGGAACGTGAAGACGGTAGTCAGGCCTTTGTGCAGTCACTGACTAAAAACAAAGCCCTGGAAAGCTCATGGATCACCATGCAAGACAGTGTTAAAACCGTGTCCTTCATGGGAATTCCGGTGGTTAAGGTTGCTATCTGGGACCAGAAAGTCAAGAGCCTTTTAGGTGGCGTACTGCCTCACCGTGGTGTGTTGTTCTTGAAGGACGCAGTGCAGATCTGGAACGACACCGACACCGAAGACGCGGTGATGGACTTCTGGTACGACAAAACCACTGACAAGAACTACCTGCGCATTCGCTACAAGATGGGCGTGGGTTACTTTGACGGTGCCCTGGTTACAGTTGGTTACTAATCCAAAGGAGGTATAAGAAATGGCAGATAACTGCGCAGTACCAGTAGGAGGGATCAAATTAGATCCCCCTTGCGATGCCCTACGGGCTCCCGGCGGGGTGAAAAAAGAAGCGTACATCGGTAGCCTTTCTGAGGTAGCCGGTTACACGCTGGACGCCACTAGCAAGGCTCTGAAAACTTTGACCTTGAAATCAGGTGCTAAGCTTGGTAAACTCATTGGGCGCAAGCTGAAGAACAGCACCAGCACCGGTCTTGAGGTAAATGAGTATATCACCTTGTTCCCGCACAACTTCAACTTCGTGGCCTATGCCAAAAGCCAGCTTGACAAGGAAACCATTGAGAAGCTTTCCAAGGTGGAAGACTTGTTTGCCATCGTGCACAACAATGACGGCACCTTTGAGGCTTTCGGTTTAGCCGGTGAGAACGGAGTCTTGGGCAATGGTCTTTCCATGACTAGCCTTGAGCATGCTTCAGGTACAGCCTTAACAGACAGAAGACCTTGAAACTTAGGCTTCTTTGGTTCAGAGACCAAGCTTCCTCTCAACGTGGAGCTGGGTGCTGACGAAATATCTACCCTGGCAGCACTTGAGGCAATGCATACCGCTGCGGCTGTCTAATGAGCAAAGAGGAGCTACTGGAACGGGCTAGGTTGTGGCTACAGATACCATACCCTAAGAACAGGGCAACGGCCAACATTCAGGAGTTGAACATCCTCTTCAACGCAATTACCGGAAGAAATGTGGATTGTACCAGCTGCAACTTCAATGCCATGGCAAGCGAGCTGCAGCGGTACACCCTCAACCCTGATTCAATCATTGTTTACCCTACACAGCAGGAAATCATGGCTAATAAAACCACCAAATACCAAATCTCTAAAGCAGCAAAAGCCAATAACGTGGGCACGGTAGTCCTTGTGCACGATAATGGCGCAACAGAGGCAATCACTCTTGCCTCCATGACAGATGAGCAGGCGGACGGAATCGCTAACAGTGAGCAGTTCAAGCATAACGTGGAGTTGGTAAACCATTCTTCTGACGAAGATGATGCGCCAAAACTCACTGAAAAGCAAAAGCTTCAGGCTCAGTACGAAGAGTTGTCCGGCGAGAAGCCAGACGGGAAACTCACCATCGCACAATTGGAGTTGAAAATTACAGAGCTGGAAGAACTAGGTAACAAAGAAAACGGCGGAGAATAATTCATGCTTGCTCCCATCAACAAAAGGATGAAGAAGGCGAAGGCCCAGAACGTAAAAAACTCTGGGCCTTCGGCAAATAATGCCCCTGCGGTAAAGGTAGGGGAGGCCAAGGTGATTAAGTTCGGCGCCAACGACAAGCTGCCGCATGAGATCATTGACGCCCTGCGCGCCTCCGGTAACGCCAAGCGGTGCTGGAAGAAGCTGAATTCCTTCATCCAAGCAGACGGTTTCGCCGATGTTGATGAGGCAGAGCGCCAGGTGAACCCCAACGGCGAGATCGCCGACACCATCCTGGACTGGATCAGCTCAGACTACGCCGCTTTGGACGGCTTTGCCCTGCGGGTGAAGTATGACCTGGCCGGCAATGTGGGCGAGATCTACCACGTGCCGTTTCAGACGGTGCGCAAAATGGATGACGGCACGTACCTCGTAAACCCTACCTACGGCAAGAAGCAGTACAAGAAAGACCAGGATGAGATAGTCCCTGCCTATGACCCTGAGAACTGGGACGAGGTGATTGCTATGGCAGACCCGAACGTGGAAGGCAGCCAGAAAGGGCAGCTGTTCCATGTTTACCGGCCTGCCACTGACGCTCCGGTGTACCCTGTTCCTGACTTCTGGACTGAGGCCGGGAGGTTGGACATTAAATCAGACGCTCAGATCAGCAAGTCAGACCATAAGGCGCTAAAGAAGAACTTCCGCCCGCCGTTCGTGATGTTCATTCCGGGCCTCAATGCCACCCAAGAGGATGAGAACGGGAAGACAGAGGTGGATTATGCCACTGAAGTTGTCGCAGAAATGATTGACCCCGAGAATGAAGGTGACCCTGTGGTGATAACTGCAGATGTAAAAGAAGCAGCTCCTCAGATTCTTCCTTTTGACAATACAAAGGCACTGCTTTCCATCGACGGCAAGCGGGGCACCATTTGACGTGCTGTTTGCCGCCACTTCGGGCTTCCTCCGGTGCTAGTGGGCTTTTCAACTGAAGGGCAGCTGGGCAACAACCAGGAGATGCTGAATGCCATTTCCCTGGTGCAGAACGAAATCAACGGCAAGCAGCGCGTGATTCAGCGTATTTTTAAGAAACTGTTGCCGGACGGTGAGTGGACCGTGAGCACTCTTTCTCCATTAAAGGTCATTCCTCCGGAAATCTGGGCCATGATGACCGATGAGGAGAAGCGCAACTTCGGGGGAATGTCTCCTTTAGATAGCACCCGCTCCAAGGAAGCCGACAAAACCCTTCAGGCCTTGAACACACTTCCTTCTTATGTGCGCAGCAAGGTAATGGACGCTATGAGTGCGGCCCAGATTCTTGCCTTAGCAGGCCTTTTACCAGAAAACAGCTCAAACAATGCAGATAACCAAGGCTGATATCGCGCTTTACGCTGACTTCACCGTCAACATCCCTGATGCGAAGGTGGACTTCCAGATCAAGGACGACGGTCTCATGGACGTGGCGCCAGTCATAAACCGGGAGAACTACAACCTGCTTCTGGATTTATAGCCTTTGCCGGTGGAGCCGCCTGTAGAGGAGCCCACTAAACCGGTGCTTACCCCATTGGAGGAAGTACCCGCCGAAGAAGTACCCACAGAAGAGCTGCTTCCAGTGCTCGTAGTGGACCTGCACGCTTTCTATGCAGCCGTGGTGCCTTTCTGGGCCATGTGCGCCTACAAGCGCCTGTTCTTCATCCATGGCATAGACGTGACGCAGGCAGGTATCACCTCACCGAGAGGACAGGATTATGAGCAGATCAGCGACAAAAGGAGAGGGGAGATCCTGGGGCAGATCCGCTCCAAGGTCCATTTCTACCAGTCAGAACTAGGGACATACATGCGGGCCAATAATTTCCTGCCAAAGGTGGATGCCTGTCATGAGGCTCCAAGGAAATTAAACATCGGGGTTTTCATCGCCAAAAGAAGAAGATAACATGGCCCTTACAGAACAACAACTCTTAGATAAGATTGCCGAGGTGCGCAATGAGGTCTTGGAAGGCGGCAACACCCGCGGCCGGATCGCTGACCTGTTCACCAACCTGATGGGATGGGTGAAGAGTCTGACGCCTGGCACCCCATTAACGGTAGGTGCATCCCAAGTACAGGCGACCACCTACGGCGGCAACAACGGGCAGGTGACCATCACCCCATCGGGAGGGTCTGGCATGTACCGGTACCGACGTGATACTTCCCAACCATGGACCCCAACGCCACAGTCCGGGCCTTTCACCTTCACTGGTTACTCCCCTGGCGCTACCACCGTCTATGTGCAGGACAGCGACGGCAACACCGCCCAGTCCACCGTCACCGTGCGCCAGGCTGCCCCGGTACTGGCGGGCAACCTGACCATTGACGCCGCCAAGACGCTGGACTGGCCTTTTGATGCACGTTTCACCAACCGAACCGACTACGAACTGAGCACCAACAACGGCGGCTCCTACGCCACGCCTGCGGCAAAGCCTGCGGTGCTGGCACCTGGCACCTATGCGGCCAATGCACTGCGCCTGCGCATCAAATCGGGCAGTACCTATAGCGCCTCCAACTACCTCAGCAACCCTGCGCCGGTGACCATCGCCGCGCCGGAGCCGGTCTACAACCTCCAGCTGACCCATGGTCAGAGCGCGGACGGGATCACCCTGACGGCTTTGGCCGGAGTGGTGCTGAAGTATAACAGCCCGCAACCGGCAGGCGACCCATTCCCCGCCACCATGGAACTGTTCGCGGGAAGCACGCCCATCGGCTCGGTGGACTTCAACACGCCTTACATCGGGCAAATATGCGGCATCACCTACAACGGGGTGACTTACCACAAAACATTCGTCAACGGACAGCTTAACATCCTAGCAAAATGGCGCAATTACCTACCGGCTTAATAATAGGCAGTTTCACAAGAGCCAATCTGGTCTTGGCGGACCAGACATGGAAAACCAACCTACGGGCCGTCTACAAAACGAACAACACCCGCAACGGGTGGGTTTCCTACAAACCGAGTTCCGCTTTCCCGGCGGTGACCCAGCTGGAGACCGGCACCTTCTACCTTCTGGACGTTGCCACGGCCTTTGACCTTCCCGGCTTTGACCTTCCCGGCTTTGACCTTCCCGGCATGGGCCTAACCGCCACCAGCGCCACGGCTGAGATCCTACTGGTAGATGAGGCCCCAACCGAAAACAGCGTGAACCTGGTTAGCTCCGGTGGAATATGGTCATATATTAAGAACTTCTTAGGGACAGCCAAACTCACCACAACTGCCACTACTATCAAAAAGGCCATCAATGAACTGGTGACTTCCGTAGGCAAGCGCGTCTTCATGGGGACGGGCATCGGGCAGAACACCTCAAATGTGGTAAAGATCGAATGGAGCGACAAAGGGTTGAAGGTGACGGTGGACGAGACTGACTTAGGGGTTGTCGCCTTTAAATCCGACATAAAAGATGCCCCGGCCGGGTACTCTTGGTCAAAGGAACCAGACCTGACAGTAACCAACGGAACCGGGGGAGGCACAGTAAACCTTGCCGCCTCCAAGGTGACCTACAACGGGACCACCACAGACAAGGCCGCGACCTCTTTCCCCTTTAACAACGCTGCCGCTGGCAAACGCCGAAGAGACCTCTATTACCTGGACACCACCCTCAGTCCTACCGTTTTCAAGCAGAAGCTAGGAGATGAGGTGGAGGTAACCAAAGCTGCCCCAGACCCGGAACTCCCTGCAGGGGGCCTGTTGGTAGGCTTCGTGAACGTGGCAGACGGGGGGGGGGGGGGCGGCTCCGGACAACTCCAGTCTGCCTACTCCCGTGGCCGGGCAACAGGGGTACGCCCTCACGCTGAACTCGGCCCTGAAGATGGTTTGGGCGGCCATCGTGGCCACGGCGGGCGGGACTGCCACCGGGGCCCTGCAATACCGGGGCGCTGATGGTAAAGTGGCCGGTACTTACCTGCTTCAGTTTGGTACCACCTCCCGCGTGTTGAAGGTAGGCTCTGCCGGCCTCTCCGGCAAGTTCGAGGTGGTGGCTTCGGAGTCCGTGCTGGAGGCGCAGGACAACCAGAAACTGGAGATCCTGCTCAACACCAACATGGAAAGCGCCCTGGAGATCAAGGACAAAACAACGGGCAAGATGTTCCTGAAGGCCCGCACCAAGACCAACGATGAGGTTATCGTGGCGGTGGAGAAATTCGACACCGATGCGCTCATTGGCGTATCTTACAAGGTGCGGCAGGGTAAGGTGGTGACCACTTCCACCGTTAAGGCGTTCCTTCAGCAGCCCAACACCTCATCTGACATCCTCATCACCATGCCCTTCAACGGGAATGCCCTGCTGATGGTGACCAACATCATGGGGGTGGACGCGGACGGGCTGATCATGGCCTCCATAGAGATGAAATCCACCTTCCGTAAGTCGGGCGGGGCCGTCTCCCAGGTGGGGCGACCACCATCGTGAAGGAGACTGGCGTGACCGGCACCACGGCTGGGGTGGAGGCGAGCGCCGCGAACGACGGGGTGAAGATCTACGTGGTGCCTGCCACCGCCACGGCCCTGACCTGGGTGATGTTATAACCAGTACATGAAACTGTAATGACCAAGATCAAAGGGTTCAAACTAAGGGGGGGCCGGTACACCGGGATCAACCTGGCCGACATACCGGGGGCCTACTTCTGGATGGTTCCCAGTGAGAACACCGCGTATTTCCAAGGCCTGCGCATTCAGTCCATCCGGTCTTTGATAAATGGTATCACCCTCACCGGGGCCAGTGACCGGAACGTGTACGAGACCACCTACCAGAACGGCAGGCCATACATAACGACCATAGATCAGGCAGCGGACATCACGGACGGCACGCGGACAAACTGGAATTTCCTGCACTAGGAGGAGAGTTACTCCCTGTTCGCCGTGTTCAATCCCAACAGTCTGCTGATAGGGGCCACCACCCGGAACCTGTTGGGCACCAAGCAGACGCTTGGAACGGCGGCCGGTTTCTTGGTTCAGCTCCCATACAGCTCCGGCAGCCCGAACAGAATCGTAGTCAGCCGGTAGGGCAGCAACAACTTCAACAGCGCCGTGAACGCCTACATGCCTGGGCAAAACAACCTGATAGAGTTGCGGCACACAAAGACCGGCAGCACAAGCAAGTTCGAGATGTTCGTTAACGGAGTATCGGTCGGTGCGGCGACAACTACGACCGTGGCCGACGTGGCGGGCTACTCCACCAACGCCTTCAACCTTTCGGCAGGCGTTTCCACGGCATCCTACCTGGGCAGCTACGGGGAGATTTTCATTGTGAAGAACACCGGGAAGACCGAGACCCAGGTTCTGGAGGAAAGTACCATCATCAAAACTTATTTCAAAAAGTACCGGATCACCGCTTAAACTAAACTTTACCTCGCTCCACTAAAAATGAACAAAGGCGGCTTCTTATCGGAGATCTTCCAGCAATGGGGCTTTACCAACGGCCGGGACTATCTGATCACGGTCCTGGGCATCAAAGCCATGCCTGCCTGGTCTTTGCTCCTTAACTTGGTGGGAGCCGCCGTTACCGGCCTGTTCGTCTTCATGGCCAAGTGGGTGTGGGAGCCGCCGGGGGCCGCGCTGCTTATCATCGGCATGGAACTGCTGAACGCCCGCTACGGCTACCTGGTCTCCAAAAAGATCAAAGGAGAACCATTCAGCGTGAAGAAGTTCCGCCGCACCTTCGGGATGGTGGCATCTGATGTGCTGCTGCTCTCCATGATCCATCACGCCATCAAGTTCTACCCAAATTACAGCCCTTTGAGCCATCTGCTCTTCGGTTGGCTATTCCTACATCGTGCGCAGGATATTCTCAAGCACATGACGGACTTGAAGCTGCAGGACGGGGGCTTGGCCGGCTTCCTTAGGCGCTGGCTCATGAACCGGCTTCGCTCCGAGGTAGGGGCGCACATCGTGGACAACATCCAACTGGAGGAACAAAAGGAATCTGTACCCATCAAAGCTGAATAA